GTTGACCTTCCTGTCTCAATATCAGCATTAAGTATTGACGAGCAAGTGGATTACTTAAGATTACAGGCGGCAGAAGAAGCGTATAACAACGAAGACATGGGTGCTCCTGATGGTCCAGCAACAACTTACTTTAAGAAAAACTTCCCAGAAGAATTTGTGGCTAAGATTGAACGTGACTTTCCAGGTTCTAAAGATACCAACAAGTGGATCAACACAAAGCTCAAGAAGTATCTGAGGACCGAGATAGGAACAGGCCAGAATGACTCAGTAGTTAAAATAGCTGGAGAAAGTCAAAGCAGGCGCATGGGAGGTGAAAATAATCCCATGCACTTTAAGAATTTAACTTCAGCAGATATAAGAAATACTAGAGATGATTATGGCATCTCTCCAGATGAGATTTATAAACTTGACTATGATCTTACAAATTATGGAAACGATTTCGGTGATCAAATTGCAAATGAGTCTTTAACGGACTTAGCCAGAATATATGAAGGCGCTTCAGATCAATCTTTGTATCAACAACCTGCTGACAGTTTTTCTAATTTTGGTTTATTTTCAGACGATGGCACTGGTCTTTATACGCAACAAGAAAACTTGCAGGAGATGTTGGATAGGAACATGTTCATTCCTAGCCTAGATCCTGAAACTAAGGTGTTCTCTCTTGATCCTGAAATTGTAGATAACTTGCAGCTTAGAACTTTAGTCGAAGGCGCTCGTGAAATGATTGACCCAACTAACGAAGCAGGTCTTCCTGAAAATTTGCGTAGGACAGGAGCACAGCTTCAAAGCATGTCGGTTGGAGAGGTATCTAATCGCGTTGGAATAAATCGTGACTGGCAAGTAGACAAAGAATTTGAAGTAGAAAAAAAGAAACTGATAGAGAATTTGGATAAAGGAACAGTTTATTTTGTTGATCCTGATTTTGATCTTAAAGGAAAAAAACTAGCCTCCCAAGATAAAAATCTTACATGGATTAAGTACGGCGACACTGACATTGAATCTAACAAAAAGAACTGTAACGATGTTAGTACATTCGCAGGCTGGTGTACGCAATCAAGCAGCTATGCAGAAGCATATGGATCAGGCGACAACAGGACGATTGTTGCCGTAGATGGCAATGGCCGTCCACACTTACAGGCGACATTCACTAGAGATATGGGTGACGGCGTAGGTAAAGGCGAAAATGCTCCAATGAAAATTGATTTAAGATATATAAAGCCTGTTGAAAACAGTTTAGATTATTCCATGGCAAAATCTTTTATTAACAGAGATCCAGATTACGTGGAGAAGATTGGAGATGGCGCAGCTAATTTCTTAAATCAAATAAGTAACGATCCGCAATATAATCTTATTGGATTTATAGATGAGGGTAAATCAGACTTAGCAGACCTTGGAGTGTTTCAAGATCGCATTGGCTGGGCCGGTGATGAAAAGTTAGATATGGCTATAGGGGAAATATTTGGGTTTCAAAGACAATACAGATCTACCGAAGCAACTTATGAAGGTAGGCGCTTGTATGAATACGCAATCCGAGACGCAGAAGAAAAAGGAATAAAACCTCCAAGATTTATGACTAAATCAATTTTAGATAAATTTATAAGAGATAACTTACGAACTGATATTGAGCATATAAATGAGATGTATCAGAATCAGCTTCAATTCGGAATCGATCAAAAAAATCAATCTGTCGAGTCCAAACAATCAGAATTGGCTGGTGGAATCAGAAATATATTGGATGAGGCTGAGGATAACTTAGAGGCTGGTTTAGGACCACCCGTTAGACCACCCGTTAACATTGCCAACCAGTGGGCAGATGCTGAAGTTGATGGATTCGGGCGTGGGTTAAATGAAACAGAGACGCAAGCTGCAGACCAAGCCAACCTAGCTCAAGCTCCAGAGATGACTTTTGAAGATGCTTTTGAAATGGTGAACTTCACAGATGCAAGACAAGTTCATCCTTTTGATAAGCTAGGGGCAATGTACAACTTAATTAGATACTCTAGAGAATCTGGTATTGAATATTCTAATCCGTATATGTTAGATGGCGTATGGCCAGTTGATTACGAAAGGATTAGAGCAGATGCTGAAGATATGCAAGCGCGTTTTCAGAATGGCACAGAGACCATACAATCTTCGATTAACAAGATTTTCTTGAGCCAAGAAGAAAGTTTTGATCGTATGTTTTTGGTCAACAACTATTCAATAATTAAGAATATGATTATTCAGAATGAAGTGCCGAATAGTCGTGGGGAAGTTACAGCATTTGAAGACATGGAGGTTGCTCTAACAACAGAGCGAATCCAGCAGCAGCGAGCAGCGAGTAGGCAGGCTCTTGAGGATGCTCAGAGAGAGATTGGCTACGAGTCGTATAGTGCCGATGAAATGGATAACATGCTTCCATTTGAGCTTGATGCCGCAAGAAGAAATGTAATTTACGCAATGCAAGAGCTGCGTGGCGAAAACGACTTTGCTCGTGGCGGCTCAGTTAGTTTAAAATACAATCCAGAAAGAATAAATCAAATGGCAGAACGCTTACTACAGGAGGCTTAACGTGGCTGAAGAAAACGAAATTGAGATTGAAGTTGAAGAAGTAACGATGGTAGAGCTTCCAGAAGAAGAAGAGCTTGAGGTTGAGGATACTGAAGACGGCGGGGCAATGGTTCGCATGGAGACTATTTCTGTGCGAGATACCTCTGACCACTTTGAGAACATCGTGGAAGAGGTTGATCAGAGCCTTCTAAAGACATCAATCAATGACTTGATGACTAAGATTGAGCGAGACAAAGAGGCTCGCCAGAAGCGAGACCTTCAGTACGAAGAAGGATTACGCCGTACTGGCTTAGGTGATGACGCACCGGGCGGTGCCCAGTTCCAAGGAGCTAACAAGGTTGTGCATCCGATGTTGGTCGAGGCGTGTGTTGATTTCTCTGCACGTTTCATCAAAGAAGTGTTTCCACCAGGCGGTCCGGTAAAGTCCAAGATTATTGGCGAAGCAGACAAGGCTAAGGTTGGCAAGGCGCAGCGTAAGACTGAGTTCATGAACTGGCAGACCACCGAGCAGATGGTTGAGTTCCGTTCAGAACTTGAGCAGCTTAGTACGCAGCTTCCTTTAGGCGGCGGTCAGTACATGAAGTTTATGTGGAACTCTCGATTCATGCGGCCTACTTCTGAGTTTGTGCCCATTGATGACATATACCTTCCATTCTCTGCCACTAACTTTTACACCGCAGAGCGTAAAACTCACGTTCAGTACGTGACGCAGATGGAGTACGATAAGCGCGTAGAGTCTGGCATGTATGCCGATATTGATCTGCCCACTCCTACCGAGCCAGAGTACAGCGCTGCAGAACGTGCAAACGAGAAGATCGAGGGCAAGCAGAATAATTCTTACAATGAAGATGGGCTGCGAACAATATTTGAAATCTACACGTACATGGACTTTGAAGATGGCGAAGGTTTAGCGCCTTACATCTTGAGCGTAGACAAGTCATCTGAGAAAGCACTTTGTCTTTACCGCAACTGGGAAGAAGACGATGCAAAGCAAAAAGAACTGCATTGGATTGTTGAGTTTCCATTTGTTCCATGGCGTGGCGCTTACCCCATCGGCTTGACTCACATGATCGGTGGTTTGAGCGGAGCCGCGACTGGCGCATTACGAGCGTTACTTGACTCAGCTTATATTCAGAACGTGCCCACATTACTGAAGCTAAAGGGTGGCCCAGGTGGTCAGACTTTAAATGTCCAGCCCACTGAAATCGTAGAGATGGAAGGCGGTGCACTTATTGATGATGTGCGTAAGTTAGCGATGCCGCTACCTTTTGCCGGACCAAGTCCTACATTGTTTCAACTGTTAGGTTTCTTAGTTGATGCAGGCAAGGGCGTTGTTCAGACTTCGTTTGAGAAGTTTAACGACCAGAATCCGAATGCCCCAGTGGGCACCACGATGGCTATCATTGAGCAGGGCATGGTTGTGTTTAGCTCAATTCATTCTCGTTTACATGCGTCTATGGCTAGAAGCTTTAGAATCTTGCATCGCATCAACAGCATGTACTACACGCAGGAAGAACTTGATGCCTTAGACGCTGGACTAGAGATCTCTGCAGAAGACTTTGACGGCCCAGCTGATGTGGTACCGATTAGCAATCCTGCAATATTTAGTGAAGCGCAACGATTTGCTCAGATTCAAGCAATCATGCAACGTGCTCAACTAATGCCTCAGATGTATGACGCTTTGGCTGTTGAAGAGATGTTCTTGCACACGTTGAAAATACCACCATCAGAAGTTTTAAAGCCAGCCCCAGGATCTGAAGACCGAGACCCAGTGAGCGAGAATGTTGCAGCGGCAATGGGGCAAGGTATCTACGTGCTTCCTCAGCAGGATCACCTAGCCCACCTACAAGTTCACTTACCATTCTTGAAGTCTCCTATGTTTGGCTCTAATCCGTCCATTATGAGTACATTTCTTTACCCTATGGCCATGCACTTACGAGATCATCTATTAAACTATTACTTAGTGGAGTCACATAATGCAATTGATTCAGCTCAGCAGGAACAATTGATTCCTGAAGAAGCAGAGCAGCAAGTTGAAATAATCTTGAAGGTTCAACAGTTTATTGAAGAGCAATTAGGGCCATTTGGTCAAGAACTGGCTCAAATCAACGAAATGGCTCAACAGTTTAAGCCTGAAAATCCAGCACAAGCACAAGGAGACGCAATGAAGATTGCAGAACTTAGTGCCCAGATCAAGCAAAGTGAACTTCAACAGCGCACAGAGCGTGATGGCGCTAAGATCCAGCTTGATTCTGCCAAAATGCAAGCGGCTAATGAGATTGCCCAGCTTAAAATGCAGCAAACAGCTGAAATTGAACGCGCTAAGCTTGCGTCTAGTGAGGCAGATCGAGAAGAAAGGTCAGAATTGGCCGGACTTCGTGAGTTATCTGCGACAGAGCGCAATAATATCAGTGAAATGTCTGAAACAGACCGCCAAAACACTCGTGAACGCAACGAAAATCAGCGTAAAGCAGACGATTTAGCGGCCAGAGAGCGCATGAACAGTTCAGATAATATGACCGCCAAAGAACTAGCGGCTATGGAAATGGAGTCTGGTCAAAAGACTTCGTACACTAGTGGAAATGGGATTGATCCATAAATGAATGTTGACTCAAAATTGTTGAATATTCTCAAGGCTAATCAAGCGGAGTTTGCTCTTGAAGCCTTAAGAAGACCTCACAAAAGCGATACTTTTGAGTACGGGTATCGTGTAGGAATGGTTGCTGGGTATGAAGCATCCATCAATGTACTCTTAAACCTATTGGACGAGGAAAAAAATAATGACAATGAATTATGAGAATGCGCTTGCGGAGGCTTTCCCAGCAGTAAATGCTGGTATTCAGCCTTTCGGTAGCCGCATACTGGTTCAGATCCGAACGACTCAAGCCAAGACAGCAGGAGGAATTATCCTCACAGCTGACACTCTTGAAACTGACAAATGGAATACGCAGGTAGCAAAAGTTATTGCTATAGGGCCACTGGCCTTTAAGAATCGTAATACCATGGAAAGTTGGCCAGAGGGTAAATGGTGTAATGAAGGAGACTTCGTTAGGGTTGGTAAATATGGTGGAGATCGCTGGGAAGCACCTATTCCTGATGCGCCCCATGGTGAAGCAGCAATGTTTGTAATTTTTAATGATCTTGACATTATTGGGCGCGTAGAAGGCGATCCACTAAAAGTTAAGGCATTCATCTGATAAGGAGATGAGTAATGGCTAAACAAGAATTAGTTGAAGATGTATTGGTTGAGCAGGACGAACGCGAAGAAGACGAGATTGTTATTGTCGAAGAGGAGCCTTCTAAGGAAGATCCTGAAAACGATGATGATGATGACGATGACGAACGTGTTGCCGCTCAAAATGATGATGATGACTCTGAGCGCGAAGCAATTCGTGAGCGGCGTAGAAAAGAAAAATTAGATCGAAAAGGAAGGCGAGAGACCGCCATCAAGCGCGACAAGACAGAATTAGACTTCTTGCGAAGCCGTAATGATGACTTGGAAAAGCGTATCAGCACTCAAGAACAACGCGCACACAATCAAGAACTTCAAGGCATTGAAGCTGCTATTGCTCAAGCCAATAAAGAAGTAGAAATGGCTGAGCGAGTTATAGCCAAAGCTGTTGAAAACAATAACGGCAATGATGTAACTAAAGCGATGAAGTATCGTGACGAAGCTATGAATAAATCGCAGCAGCTGAATTACAATAAACAGCAATCTGCACAGCAAGCTAACACGGCTCCCTCGGTTGATGATCGGACTATGCATCTGGCGAAACAGTTTATGGATGACAACCCTTGGTATGATGCCAATGGTCGTGATGAAGACTCTGCTATCGTTATGGCCATTGACCAGTCTCTAAGTCGAGATGGGTATAACCCTCAGACTGAAGAATACTGGGATGAGCTAACTGCTCGATCTGCTCGCAGGTTACCAGAGCGGTTTGATGATAACAGTGAAAGGAAGACTAGCAAGCCTTCTCGTAAAGCACGAGGCGGTCCAGCAGTCGGATCTGGTAAAGAACATGCGCCATCTTCTACTCGCAGGGAAGTTTATATCAGTCCAGAACGCAAAGCGGCCTTAGTGGAAGCGGGTGTTTGGGATGATCCCGTACTACGCACAAGGTATGTGAAAAGATATGCTGCCTACGATAAAAGTAACGCATAAGCAACACTTAAATAAAAAACTTGCTTTATTATGCAAAACACACATAATAGAACAATCGCTGAAAAGGAGCGACTAAATATGAGCAAAACAGACGAACGACTAAAGAAATCTGCAGACGAAGGACGAGAGAACCGTGCTATGACCGACCGGGTCATTACAGAAAATCGGGAAGTATCGGAGAGCGAGCGGGTAGAAATGTTTCGCCAGAATTTATTTCAGTCTTCATTGCCTGATTTACCTGACTTACCTGGCTGGCACATGTGCTGGCTTACAACGACTAATTCACGTGATTCAATCCAAATGCGTATTCGCTTAGGGTATGAACCAGTAAAGCCAGAGGACGTTCCTGGCTGGGAGTACGCTTCACTCAAGACGGGTGATTGGCAAGGCTTCATCGGGGTTAATGAAATGCTGGCTTTTAAGCTGCCTATTTCTCTATACGAGAAGTTTATGATGGAAGCTCATCATGACGCTCCTGATCGAGAAGAAGGTAAATTAAGAGAAACCGCTGATTTCTTGGCGCAACAAGCCGAAGGAAAGGGCAGCAAGATTGTACAAGGTGATGGTAATAAGAGTCTTGGAGAGAGCCGCTTAGGTCAATTTGATCTAGGCTGACGAACAATCTATTAAACCAAAGGAGTTTTAGTATGTCAGCGACTACTGAAGCATTTGGCTTCCGCGCCTCCTACCACAATAGTGGTCGAATTACTGCGAAAGCTTACACTATCGCATCTGGATACGCACAAAACGTATTTTCAGGTGATCCAGTAAAACTAGTTGACGCAGGTACTGTTCAACTAGCAACATCAGACGGAACCCGTACTGGCACAGTTGATGGTATCAATAACCTTGGTATCTTCGCAGGTGTCTCTTACGATGACGCATTAGGCAAACCCACTCTATCGCCATTTTGGCCAGCGAGTGCAACGGCAACAAACATTGTAGCTTTCGTTTATGACGATCCAGAAACAATCTTTGATGTTGAGTATCCTAACCCAGCTGCAGGAACTACTGTTCAGACTGCTGTCGGTGAAGAATGCGATTGGGTTCCCGGTGCTCCAGGCGGATCAACCGCAACTGGACTGTCTTCCACATCGTTAACTGCTATCCAAACCACCTCTGGCCAATACCAGATTACAGGTGTGGCGGGTGGTCCCAATAACTTGATTACAGATGCATTCGTAAAGGTGTCAGTTCGTATAAACGAGCACCAGTACAAAGCTTCTGTTAACTCAATCTAGGAGGTCTAACTAATGGCTACTCCCATGAGAAGTACGGACTTCCGCTCGGTCGTTGAACCAATACTCAACGAAGTGTTTGATGGAGTCTATGATCAACGAGCTGACGAATGGAAGCAGGTTTTCCGTGAGCAGAAAGGTATCCCACGTAACTACCACGAAGAACCCGTTCTTTATGGTTTTGGTGCGGCACCTGAATTGCCAGACGGCATGGCTGTTACCTAT